ATGGACCTAGAGTGGTGGGCGAAAGTCGTTGCCGTGGCGGTCCCGTTGGCCGGCGTGATTCAGTGGATGATGCAGCGCTGGAGTCAGTGGAAGAAGGACCAATTCGACGCCTACCACCGCCTGGTGAAGGAGCTCGTGCAAGGGGACGGCACCAGCGAGCCCATCTCCCTGGATCGGCAGATGGCCGTCGTGTTCGAGCTCCGACACTTCCCGAGGTACTACTCCGTGAGTGAGCGAATACTCGCTCGATTCAATGGTCAGATTGGCGACCAATACCCTGCCCTCAAGGCGGAGATCGAACTCACGCTGGCGTACATCGATCGAAACCGGCCGCTCATGCTCGATCCGTAGCAGGGTCGCGAACGGTGCGACGGACTGGTCAGAAAATGACCACATGCACCGATCAAAGAGCCTGCGCCCTCGGCCGGCGCCATACATCGACAAGGCCGCTCTTCGCCGCCGCATCCTGGCCGCAACCGGTTACTGCCGGCGCCACCGATGCACCTACCCGCTGAACGTCGTCGTGAACGGCATGCTGACTGCCACGGGTTGCCCGCATTGCCTTGCGGCAAATCGGCTCATTGCCTGAGCCCAACATGCTCATCCAGGCACCGTAATCGGCTCAACCAGCTCTGCCCCCTTGTTCCTGGGACTGCCTACAGCCTTCGGCACCGGGTGGTAGACCAGTTCGGCCTCAGGCGTCGAGGCGAGCACGTTCTGAGCTTCGTCGGCCGGGCCATCCATCCACGCCTCCCAAAGGTCGGGCGGAAGGATCACCGGCTGCCGATCATGGATATCGCCAGAGACCTTCCCCGGCTCCCCGGTGACGATGGTGAAGGTCCGCATCCAGTCGTCGGCCTCAGATGGGCGCCAGGCCTCCCAGAGGCCAGCGAACATGAGAAGGTGCCCAGCGGGGTCGTGGATGAAGTACGGCTGCTTACCGCCCTCCTCCACGCGCCATTCGAAGTAGCCCGAAGCTGGCACCAGGCAGCGGCGCTTCTTGAAGGCGTTCCGGAAGGCGGGCTTAGTGGCCACGGTCTCGGCCCGGGCGTTGATCGTACGGGCGCCGATCTTGGCGTCCTTGGCCCAGCTGGGAATCAGCCCCCAGCGCAGCGCCTTGGCCTCGTACGCATGCTCGCCGCTGGCTACGACCAGCGCCCGCTGGGTCGGGGCGATGTTGAACTGGTCCTCGCGCTGGTTGATCTCGCTGACGATATCCAGTTCCATCTGGCCAAGGATGTCCTTGGCCTCGCGGCTCAGGGAGATGGGTCCGAAGGTGGCGTAGCGTCCGCACATGTCGACGAGGATCCTGCCCCAGCCGTGACGGCCCTGTCGACCCTATACAAGGTGGCCGCCGGCCCAAGGTACCGACGCCGCACCTTCGCCTCGTGGTGCGCGACCCATCGCGCCAAGAAACGCTTGCCCTGGTCGACCGACGCGATGCGGTAACCCTTGGCCTCCCCCGTTGCTCCGCTCGGGTAAAACCAGAGGAAGAGCCCCGGATACGTGCGGGATATATCGGCGAACCGCTTGTCATCACCCTCGAGGGTGGCGTACGTCACGCCACCCTCGTAGGGCGGGTCTGTCCAGTTGATCTTGGTCATGGGGTCGCGGAGCTTACGCTACCCCGGTCTCAACCGCCGCGAGCTACGAATCAGCCTGATCTGTCCCATCGGCGGGTGCCGCGAGCGAGACCTCGTAGCCAGGCTCCTCCAGCTGCGGGGTGGGCAGCGGCTCGAAGTTCACCTCGCCGTCGAGGCCGAGACGGACCGTCATCATGTACACCACGTCCTTCGGCTCACGGGTGTCCGGATCGACGCACTGAATGCGCAGGCCGCCATCGGCCGTGCCGAGCGTCACCCGCACGGTGTTTTCGTCGTTCTCGTTCTTGAAGATGGTGACCTTCCAGCCATCGGGCCAGGTGAGGCCCGGGCCACTGATCCGGTAATCCCCCACGTCGGCATGCGCCAGGGAGATACCGAGACTATCGAAGGGACCCTGGATGCCCTCACCCACCGCCGGCGCATGGTCTCCATCCAGCACGATCGTTCCATCGGGAAGGAAGTTGAAGAGAGCGATACCCGTGATATGCATGGTCAGTTTGCCTTCTTGATGAAGCCATTCGAGTCAACGGTGGTATTGGCGCTGTGCCACACCCGGCACCAGTTCTGCCAGCCGCCGTTGTAGTAGCGGAACGCCATCTCCTGGTTGGTGACGCCGATCGCGAGCTGGGTGTACTGCGCGCCAGAGCCATAGGCGTTCGTTTGGATCGTCCCGTAGGGCTGGCTTGTCGGGAAAGAGCCAGTTGACGTTCCGGACTGGAACTTCTCGATCTTGGTGATCGTCACCGCGTCGATGTTGGGGATCGTCGAAAGTGTGTTCACGCCCAGGCCGTAGCTCGCCAGGGTAGTCGCAGGCACGGCCGCATTCGCCGTTGCCTGCGCGGCATTGGCTTTCGTGGTGGCCGTATCCGCGTTGGTTTTTGCTGTGTTGGCCGTGGTCTGCGCAGCAGCAGCGGCCGCGCCGGCATTGGTGGCGGCGGTTTGTGCCGTCGTTACACGAGTGTCGAGAGAAGCAGCTCCAGTCTGGAGCACATCGATGTCGTTCTCAGCCGCCGCAAGTCTTGCGTCCAAGCCATTTTCAGGCGTGTCGCCGCCATCAAGGAGCTCGGCAATCTCGCCGATCGAGTTGTCGAGCTTTCGAAACGCCGCAGTGGGGCTATCGCCGGTGATGGGGTCGAAGAGTAGGCGCTGGATATCGAGTGCCATATTTGCCTCAGTAGCCGGTCACGTCGATGACCAGGTAGTTGTAGGAATCCTGCTGGGACGCGTTGGTCTTCGTCTCGGATGGGATGTGATTGATCGCGTCGCTCTGCTGGGTCGACCAGGTGATCTGCTGGCCCGAGAACGACGCCATGGGGTAGAAGATGAAATCCACCCACGGGTATGGCGGCTGACCCGCCTGGCTGACGATGTTGCTCACGTATTGGTAGGCGACGTTCCCCACCACTACTGCCGGCGTGCCGGCGTAGCTAGCCGCGGCCGGTGCAACAAGAGACGCGTAGTCCCCGGAGATCACCCCGACCACGCGCATGTACTTCATGCGCGAATCAAACACTACGACGCCGGTGCTCGGGTTCTTGATGCGAATCCCGGGGGCCGTCGCCATCGCGACATAGGTGGGCTTATCGAACAGCCACCAGTCGATCGATCCGGACGCCGCCGCGATCAGAAACTGGTACGTGACCGATGTACCCGATACGGACACGCTCACGAGTGTCGCGGGTCCGGAGGCGCGCCACGCGATGACCGGGGTGTTCCCAGTGACGGTGAACGAGCCAAGGCGCCACTTGCTGTTGTTCCATGGCGTGCCTGGTGTGAACGTGCCCTTGGCGCGCAGCGCAAGGTTCTCGTAGTTCTGGTCGATCTGAAGCGTGCCCGAGGCGTTCTTGGTGCGAAATCCAGTTGTCATTGCGTGTAGACGCCATACACAACGCGGGCGCTCGAGCGAGAGGCTTCCGTGCCTGCGTACTTCCAGCTCCAGCTGATCGTGTTACCGCTGACCACGATCGTCGGGCTATCCTTGCCGCCGCTGCCAAAACCCGGGAGCGTCGTGAACCATGGCGTCGCGCCGGCCAGTGCAGTGAGGTTGCCGTCCGTGACAGACCCGGGCGTGGTGCCTGTGTCGAACTGGCCCAGCGATTTCGTCATCCTCGTATCGATAGTTACGAGAACCGCGTTCGTCGCAGGGTCACGAAAGCGTGCTCCATACGTCGCCATCAGCTAAGCATTCCAATCTCGACCACGACGACGCCGTTGGCGTTGTTCGTCATGCGCCAGCCGTTCACGTCCTCGGTGATCGTGAAGCCCTCGCCGCGCACGTAGCGCGTGCCGGACTTGTTGATCTCCCATACAGCCTGGCCCGACGAATTCAGCGCTGTCGACTTGATCTGGTTGCCGATCATCGCGTCGGTGATCCAGCCCGTGCCGATCAGCGCCTGATTGATGAACGCCTGCCCGCCTTGAATCACAAAGGGCGCGACCGCGCCGCCGCCAGCGGTGCTCGGAAGAATCGCGAAGGTGTCGGCGGTGACCAGGAACTGCGACTGCACAGTGCCGCCACTGTTGTCGATGCCGACGGCGAAGCCCGCCTGGTAGTACTTGCCGTCCGAGGTGATGCCCACCTTGCCGATGAGGGCGGCCGACACCTTGCCGTCGATGTTGGCGGCAGTCTGGAATGCCAGCTGGGCCGAGGCCTGCGCCGCGCCGGCCGTCGCCTGCACCGTGGTGATCTGTGACGCCATGGCGCCGTCAGCGTCGACGCGCGCCTGCGTCTCTACAGTCACGGAAGCCGCCACCGCCCCGATGGTCGCCTGCACCGTCTCGATGCGCTTGCCGAGGGCGTGGTCGTTGTCGACCTGAGCGAGAACCTGCGAGTAGAAGCCAGCCGTGGGCGGCAGGGTGTTGTCGCCCCCAATCGTTCCGTCGTTGATGTCGCCGACCGACTTGGGGTTCAACTGGGCGTAAACCGCATCGGTGCGGCTGACCGTGGCCTGCACCACGCCGTCGAGATCCTCGACCTTCAGCGTCGTCTGGGCCATCTGGAGGGCTAGCCCTGCCGCGGTCTGCTCCACAGCACCCACGTCGTACCATGCATCGGCGTCGGTGCCCGGCTCCGGCCCGCCGGCCGCTACATCCTCGAGCGCCAGCCACAGCCTGCCGCCGTGGCTGACCATGCCACCCTTCGCATAGGCGATGTCGACCGCCCACGCCACGGGCGGCTCGATGAACGAGGCAAGACCCTCTGCGGCCTCGATCGGCGCCAGCAGCTCCTGGCCAAGCTGGCTCTTTGTGATCTGCCCGGTGAGGTACTGAAGGATGGGACCGGCGTCGCTGGAGCTCTGCCCGTTCGTGGCGCCCGTTTCCGGGTAGTAGTCGCTCTCGTTGCCCGCCTTGTCCACGAGGCGCCCCCAGAAGAACAGCGAGGCGCCAGCGGAGAGGCCATGCAGCTCCGTCGAGTTCGTCGGGTAGCTGAATTCGCCGAGCAGGTAGGGTTTCGGGTCAGCGTCGGGGTCGTCGGGGCGCTGCGGGGTCGTGCTCGCCCAGATCTCCGTGCGCTGCGTATCCGAAACACCCTCCGGGAACGTCCAGCGGACGCGGATACCGAAGATGAGGTTGTCGCAGTCGAGGCTAGCCAGAACCGGGGGCTTGCCCGTTTTCCCCTCAACGGGCGTAGGTACGCTGTACGCCGGAACCGAAGGCACGCGGCCGTTACTGATCGCCGTGATGCGCGCGGTGTACGTGCCCGTGTAGATACCCTGAACGTCGATCGACGACTCTGGGATGGTCCCGGCCTGAATCCACTGGCCGTTGTCCTTTTGCCATTCCACCTTGTACGTGGCGGCTCCCGCCGGCGCATCCCACTCGATGGTCATCACGTTGTTCGCGATGCCCTGCTCGATCACCACGCGCCCGGCAAGGCGGACATTGGTCGGCGGGGGCTGAAGGCCAGTGGGGAGCGTGCTGATCGGAGGGATCTGGATCTGCGCTCCGCTATCGATGTTCGCGAACTTGCCCGGTACGTGCTGCACCGCGCTCACGGTGAAGCGGATCTCGTCCTCGGTGGAATCATCGGAGACGTTGAGCACGCGGAAGTGCTGCATGGCGAGGTCATCGCTTTCCACCGCCCACACCGACTTCGGCACGGGGATCGCGTCGAACGCCTGCGTCACCGAAATCGTGTTGCCATCGATCTCATCGATCGTGCGAGAAATCGCGACGCCGTCAGGCGTGTGCACGACCAGGGTGTCGCCGCTCTTCGCATGATCAGGTGCGCGATCCACCACGATGGTCGTGTCGGTCGCCGTCGACAGGCGGCCGCCGTTGCGCGCGCCAGCGCGGGCTGGGTCCTGCACGCGGATGATGCGCCCGGGAATGGCGCCATGGACGTGATCCAGACCCACGGCGAAGGTGACCGAGTCGGTTTCCAGCTGGCTGGTCACGAGAGCCCACCGGCCGGCACGATGGGCCTGCCCTTGGCTCGTGCAGCCGAAAGCAGTCATCTCCATCTGCATAAGGCCGTAGCGCGCGATGCCGTCGTTATCGGGGACGTACTCCACCGAACGGCCGTAGGCATTCGATGGATCGTTCCAGCTGACCAGCGCGGTCGTGTAGCGCGTCTTGCGCGGCGAGGACTGGTAGGTGAACTTCCCTATCGTGTTCGCTTTCGTGTACGTGTAGACCGGGTCCTGAGGCATATCCGCCACGGACACGATCGATCCGCCCATCCAGTAGCTGACGCCGCGGAAGATCGAGGCCATGTCGCTCAGGAGCCGGAAGGCGTCCGCGCGCTCCTGAAGGTAGGTGTTGCAGGTGAAGCGAGGCTCCTGACCACCCTTGCCGTCATCGACCAGGTCATCGCAGTACTGCGCGATGCGGTACAGCTCCCACTTGTCGACCATGGAGTCGTCGATCAGGTCGCCCAAGCCGAAGCGGTCCTGGGTGATCAGGTCGTACAGCACCCACGCGGGGTTGTTCGACCATTCGGTCTGGAATGATCCATCCCACACGCCGTTGTAGGCTCGGGTGCTGGGGTCGTAGTTCGACGGGATGCGGATTTTGCGGCCGAAGATCTCGTAAGCGCGCGAAGGGATGTTGCTGAACTGGGATGCGTCACCACTGATCGCGACGAGCGCGCTGTTCGGGTATCGCAGCTTCGCGTCGATGATTTCGGTAATGGACACGACGCGCGTGGTGTCGGAGACCGTGGCGCTGTTGGCGTTCGGCGTGAGGCGGCGGACGCGCACGTTCCAGCCGGTCGTTGCCGCAGGCAGGTCGATGCGGTGGCTGCGCTGGTATGCCGAGGTCGTTTTACCGCTGAAGGCCGTGGTCAGTACCGTCTGGTACGCGCCGTTGTCGGTCGACACGTCGATCGCGTACTGAACGGTGTAGCCGTTGATATCGCCGTTCGAGGTGTCGCTCTTCTGGAGGGAGTCGACCTGGAGCGTGATGCGCACGGCGGACAGGTCGACATCGGTGACCTGGTGAATCCATGGCGTGCCCGATTTCAGCTCGGTCGACACCCCGATGTCGTTCTCGACGCCACCATAGCCGGGGATGTATGACTGATCCTGGGTGCCCGGCCGCGTCTGCACGGCGACACCCTGAAAATTCAGCGTCCCATCGGGGTTCGCCACCGGCGTGCCGTCCAGATAGACCGACTGGAGGCCGTTCACAAGCCCCGCAATCTCGCCCTCGGAAATCAGGTCGACGATGTGGAACGACGAGATGGAGCGGAGGGTGTCAGGCGCTTCGACAGGCGTGTGCGCGCTCGCGCCGCCTTTCGAGCCGGCGATGCTGCGGAGAAGACCCATGGATTACTCGTCAGGCGTCGAAGGGGGTGAGCTTTGAATTGCCCAGCGCGGTGCCGACATCGACATTGGTTTGCGCGGCGCTGTAGTCCTGCGCCTGCATGCCGGCGGAGATGATTGCGGAGCCGACGCGGACGCGGCCGTAGGCCACGGGGACACATCCGCCTTGCGCGGAGGTGTTGATCGGTCCGTTGAAGACGTAGCTCGCCTGGTTGTCGGCGGAATCAGCGCTCTTGCCGAGCTTCGGCTGGGGGCTGAGCATCTGGACGACACCGCCAGCCACCATGGCGATACCAGCCGACAGCGTGGCACCGCCCGTCCAGAAGCTCACCACGATCAGGACGATGCCGATGATCGTCTGCAATACACCGGCGCGCTTCGAGCCTCGCACAACCGGCGAAATTCGAATGACGCCACCGGCGGGCTCGCCGATCTGCGCCATGCCGATGTTCTCGGCGCCCCGGCCACGGAACACGGCGAAGTCGACCCCGCGCGCATGCCCGCCCTCGACGTACGCCCGGAAGCCGGGCACGACCGAGCACAGTGCGCGGACCGCTTCGCGGGGCGAATTGCTGTCGAGGTGGAGTTCGAACTTGTGGCCGAAGCGCTTGCGCATCGGACCGTCAAGAAGAATCGTGGTTGCTGTCACTGCGGATCCGGGCGCCGAGCGGCACCGTCAGGACGGAGGGTATTGCAGATCACGAAGCGGTGTGTATAATACACACCATGAACTCCGCCGACCTGATCAAGATTCTGAAAGCCCATGGTTTCCACGTCGTCAGCGTCCGCGGAAGCCACCACAAGCTAAGAAACGAAAACGGCGTAACGGTGATCGTCCCTCACCCCAAGAAGGACCTTGGAAAGGGCATCGTCGCCGCCATCAAGAAGCAAGCCGGGATCGCCTGATCCCGGCACTACCACGAAGTGGAGTAACCCATGCGCTATCCCATCGCCATCGAATACGGCAACGACACGACCGCTTACGGTGTGGTTGTTCCGGATCTTCCCGGCTGCTTCAGCGCGGGCGATACCCTGGATGAAGCGGTGACCAACGCCGAGGAAGCGATCCTGCTCTTCCTCGAGGACGCCATCGAAGGCGGCAAGGTGCCGCCCAAGGCTTCAACGCTTGAAGATCTTCGCGACGATCCGGAGTACGCCGGCTGGGCCTGGGCGTTTACGAATGTCGACCTGTCCAAGCTCAGCACGAAGGCGGTGCGCGTGAACATCACGGTGCCGGATCGGCTGCTGAGCGCGATCGACGCTTACGCCGAGCGTCACGGTGAAACCCGATCTGGCTTCCTTACCCGCGCCGCCATGGAGGCTATGGAAGCGGCTTGAGGCGCCATACGGACCGCGTGAACTCCTGCCAGTAGCCGCCATAGACGTCTCGGCTGCTGAGCCGACCGTGCATGTGGTGCAGGATCAACCCGTCGCCAAGGTAGATGGCGGCGTGGTTGGGGACACGGTTCTTGCTGCGGATCTGCATCAGGATGAGATCGCCCGGGGCGAGCTCGGACGCGGAAACCGGCGCGAAGTTAGCATCCCTCAGCGCGGAATCGTTGTACAGGGCAGACACCCCATCGTTCCACCATCCGTCAAATCTCGGCGGACTGGGCAGGTCGACATTCCATTCGGCGGCGTACCAGTCGCGGCACAGCGCCCAGCAATCCAGGATGCCGTGCGTCCACGCCCGGCCCACGAGCGGCGCCCGGTATCCCGACGGCTCCACAATGCGTGTCTCCGCAGCCACCGGCCCATCGTCGCAGGGCATGACGCTGACGATGACCCATGGAAGTTCCGACTCCTCGCACTGCACCAGGTCCGCCTGCGAGGGCTGCGCGGGTACGTCCGGGTGCGAGTGTGCGATCGCCGTGATCTCGCCCTCGTCGGACGCGGCGGCGTAGTCCCTGGGGTCGAGAACGAAGTGGTCCGAGGGCGTCGTGGCCATGTTACGACATGGGATGTACCGCTCCCTGCCCTTCCTGACGATGACGAGACCGCAGCACTCCCGTGGATACTCGGCGAGCGCATGCGCCTCGATCGCCTTTCGGGTCTCTGGCGTCATGACAGCAGCTTCGAGGCCGGATAGCCGCCATAAGGCAGCTCGGCGTTCTGGCCGAATCGTAGCTTGCACGAGGCCACGCGCCCGCCGCACACATCCAGTGAGGGGTCGCTCGTCGGACTGTCATCCTGCTTCGCGACAGGCGGGCCGTTGTAGCCGCAGTTTGCGCCACGATACCCGCCCTTGATCAGCCAGCTGCAGACGTTGGCGATGATCTGCCGACTTGGTAGCTGGCGATCGCCGAGATCCATGGGGCTGGAGAGGGCAAAAGCGACCTGCGTGTCGTCCTCGCCCGTGCGCTGCTCGATCAGCCAGATTTCAGGCGTGGACCCCTGATCGGGGTCGGCCTCAGGCTGCCCATCGAGGTACTTCTTGAGCGTCTTCCGGATGGTCAGGCGCGCACCGGCAAGGTCCTGGTAAACCTGACATAGCGCGGTGATCTTCCCATCGACATTGCCCGCCGTGAAGGTTGGCGAGCTTGGCTGGGCTGGATCGAACTTCAGCCCGTCGAGTTTCACCGGCCACGGGTCGTACTCGTTGCCCTGCCACAGGATCCTGCCCGACTGGAGGTGCCCATGGAAACGCATGATGTCGCCCGCACCGCCGCCCGTGATGGACCGGGCGTCAAGCTCGAACAGCGTGATTTCAGCGCCTGGCTCAAGAGTCTGGATATCCGCAGCGTACGTCACGGCGAGAACCACTGCTCGAAGGTGGCGGACACGGTATACGCGCCGTCGCCACCCTCATCGTTGATCGTCCATGAGTCGCACGTGTACAGGAGCTGCACGTCCCCCGGGGCCGTCCAGAAGAACGACAGGCCGATGTGGTCGCGCAGGAAATCCCGCATAGCGAGGGCCGTAACCTTGGGCCCGGACCACTTGAAGGGCCACGAGCGGGACAGCGCGTTGATCCCGTCAGGGACCTTCTGCGCGTAGCCGTCGCCGAATTGCGCTTTGCGCACGCGCGCGGTTTCGGTGCCCTGGTTACCCGTCTGGGTAGGCCACGAAAAGGTATCGGTCATCGCTTCACCGCGTTGTAGATTTGCCCGCCGGGCTTGATTTCCTGCGCGATCTGCTGCTTGCAGACGTTCGCCACAGCCGTGCCGAACTGCTTGCCGAATGCGGTGTTGTCACCAGATGCAGTCACATCGGAGCTGCCGTCGCTGTTCACGGTGACCGCGACGTTGATCTCGATGCCGCCCATCGACTGGCTGCCGCCGTTGACGGTGACGCCAAGGCGTCCATTGCTGCCGCGCGAGAGCGGCATGATCGCCTCCGACCCAGCCTCACCCATGACGCCGAGAGCGCCGCCCTTGGCGAACTTGAAGAAGGTCGGCTCGCTCACAACTTGGTTGCTGTAGTTGGAGAGGCTGGGCGAGTCGTAGACGCCGCCCTTGGCGTTCGCTGCAACAGTCGCCCCGCCTCCTCCGCTGAAGCTTCCGAAGATGGCCTGCAGCGCCTGCGATGCAGCAATGCGAATCTCCATCTTCGCCAGCTCGGTGAGGATGGAAGACACCAGACCCTTGAAGTCGAGCTTGCCCTTCGTCACGAAATTCGTGAGGGCGTCGGCCATGCTGTCGAATGAGTTGACGAAGAGGTTGCGCGTCTGCCCCGACACGTCGCTGGCCGATGCCAGCACCTCGGCGTAGCCCCCCTGCACGCCGCGCTTCCAGTCGCTGCGCGCAGCGTCCTCCTGCTGGAACCCGGCAATCTCCATCGCCACACGCTTGTTCGTGTAGTCCTGGAGCGAGGCGAGCTCCCGCGCGTACTGGTCCTTCGTGTCCTGATCCGTGGTCTGGTTCATGTCGTGAACCAGCTGAATCTGCTTTTTCGCCGCGTCAGCCTTGATCGAGGTGAGCACCTGCTGACGCTGGGCCTCCAGCTGGCTCATTCCGATCGAGCTGACCTGTAGCTTGATCTCGGCCTGGCGCGTGTCGAGCATGTCGTTCAGCGTGGCCTGATAGGCCTCTGCCGCGGCATTTGAGCGCGAGCGCTGATCCTGCAGCTTGCCCTCGGCGGCGATCTCCGCCTCGATCTGCCGGCGATCCTCGGTGTAGAAGTCCGGATCGACGCGCTGGCGGCCCTTGGGCTGCTTCGGATCCTTGAACTGCTCGTTGATGCCCTTTTCGATGACAGCCTGATTGGCCTGAATCTGCGCCGCCGCCTTGATGTCGCCAGCGGCAAAGGCCTTGATCATCCCGTCCTGCGCCTTGGCGCGGGCGGCTACGATGGCCTTGGCTCGCTTCTCCTCGCGCGACGCATACTGATCGGCCTCGCGATCCGAGTCCGCGAGAGCCTGCACGGCCCCGGCGGCGATCGACCTCTGGCGCGCGTCCTCCTCGGCCTGGCGCTCCTTGCCCATGAGGGTGTCGAGCGACTTCTGGTAGCTGGCGAGGATGCTGGCCTGCTGCCGATCCGTGAGATCGGCGTACATCGGGCCACTGCGGGTGCGCACCGCCTCCATGCGGTCCTGGATCTTCTTGATCTGGGCGTCCGAGCTGTCAGGGCGGCCGACATCCAGCATCGCATCCCATGCGCTCTTTGCCGCGCCCGTGACGGTATTCCACGCCCGGACCATGATACCGGCGGATGCCTGCACGTCCTTCGCGCGATCGTTCAGGGCGTCAGCGCGCGCCTTCATGGCGACGGTGGATGCCTCATCCTCGCGGCCGCTGTCCTGGAGCGCCTTGATGCGCTCGTAGATCGACGTGGTGAGGAAGTGCTCGGAATCGTTGAGCGCGAGGACTGCCTTTACGGGGTTGTCCTTGAGTTGCTCGAACTGCTTGATGGTCTCGGCCGTCGACTGCCCGGTCAGGCGCGACATGTTGAGCGCGGCCTGACCGACGAGATCGATCTGCTCGGCCGTGAACTTGCCGGAACCAGCCACCTCGGCGAGAGCGGCCGCCGCTTCGTGCTGGGTGCCGACGTAACGGCTGATCTCGCGCGCCGAGCTCTGGAGCTGCTCGGTAGTCTTCCCGGAAACGTTGCCGGTCGTGATGAGCGCCTTATTGAACGCATCCGACTCGTCGCTTCCCTGCTTCCACGCGAGCCCCAGTCCCGCAGCGACGCCGGTCAGGATGGTGATCGGATTGATCAGGCCAAGCGCATAGCCGCCGATCGCCTTGAGCGCCGGCCCGATGCCGCCATACATGTCCTTCAGCTGCCCACCCTGCTGCAGCAGCACGGTGAGCGGCTTCTGGCCAGAGGCGATGCCGGTGGCGATGTCGGTGAACTGGGCAGGCAGGTTGCGGTTCGCAGCCGCGATGGCGCGCTGGGACATTGCGACCTTTCCGGCCGTGTCCTGGTACTTGCCAAGGGCGGCGCGGTTCGCGTCGATCTTCCCGGACAGGTCCGCAAAGTCGTCGTCGCTGACGAGGCCCTTGGCGCGGAAGCCCTTGAGCTTCTCCTCCATCGCGTCAAGGCGGCCGAGCGCGGCAACAGCCGGGTCGATCTGCCCCACCAGGCGCGCGAGCTCATCACCCTGATCCGAGAGCGACTTCTTGGCGCCGTTGCCGGCGGCGGCGGCCTTGGCCTGTTCGTCGGCAATCGCCCGGGTCGAAGCCATCGCCCGGTTCTGCGCGGTGACTACGCGCTCAAAGCTTCCAGCGACCTGCCCCGTAGCCTCGGCGGTCGCCTCCGCGGAACCCTTTACCGCGGCCTGGGCGTCAGCCTGCGCGAGCGACGCGCGCACCATTTCCTTGATGCGCGCGGCCGCCTGCTCGTTGCTCTCGCCGACATCCTTTACAGCTGCGGCGGTTGCCGTACTGCTGGACTCGACGTTCCCGAAAGAGCTTCCGAGCTTTTCCAGCTGCGCGGAGAGACTCTCGAACGAGGAGCGGATACTGTCGGCGACAGCGAGTGACGAGGTCTGGGTCTTGTTGAGCGCCTGAAGCTCGCCGAGGATGCTGCCCGTGTTCGACGATATCTCGTTCGCCGCTTTCGACCAGGCGTCCCCGGTGGCCTTGGCGGCATCCGCCGCGCTCTCGCCAGCAGTGGTTAGGCGATCAAGCTTGTCCTCGGCCTCGGTGATGCCGTCGGACGTGACCTTGATGCCAAGGCTTGCGATATCCACTACTTCTTCTTCCTCATGACGCTCAGGGCTTCCGCCTCAAGCACGCGGACACGGTCGAACGTGTCGGGCCAGTCGCCGCGCGGGACGGCATGCATGCGGAGCACGAATGGGAGGGCGGTGTAGTCGAGGCCCGTGGGGCCTGACGGGCCGACACGCCACTGGGTATCCATGGCGATCAGCGCAAGCACGGCCGGATAGTTGTCCGGCCACACGTCAACGGCGGTGTCTTCCATGTCCTCGGGCAGAAGGCCGAACACCGCGAGCTCCTCGGGTGTCGGCGGTTCTGCGAAGAGGGCCTGGGCCGCCGCCTTCAGTTTTTTGCGCGCTCTCCATTGAGCACGCGCAGGTAGGTGTTCCACACGGCCTTGGCGGAGCCGCCGTAGTTGTCGATGAGCCGCGCGACGTTCTCCGCATTGAACTCGTCGTCGAGCTCCCACGCGCTGGCGACATCCATGACCACGTCGACATCGGTCTTGGACTCCAGTTCGTCGCGGACGTATGCGACGAGCTCCGGATTGCTGCGGTGCTTGAAGGTGAAGGACACCGCGACCGGCTCACCCTCGTGAACGGGGATGAGAACCGGCGCAGCGAAAGTCGGGTTGGGCGTCAGCTGGATCTTGGCCATCAGGTCGTGTAACGAACCGGCTCAGCCAGGAGCGAGAGCGTCATCTCGCACGCCATCAGCTCGTTCACCGTCAGCGACGGCGTCTTGTTGAGCGAGACGTAGGCGTTATAGAGGATCTTCGAGCCGCTCGGCAGCTGGATGCGCGCTGCACGCGGGAGACGGTCATCGTTGGCTGCGCTGGCGAGCTGGAAGCCCGGCTGGATCGGATCGTCGCCCACGCTGAAAGTCAGGCCGGCGGCCGACTTGAACGTCGGGATGCGCTGCTGCGCGTCCGACTCCAGGAACTGGTACTCGAGGAACTGCTGCTCGCCACCGCTGGAGCTGGACGAGAGGATCTGCGGGATCTGGGTCCACGACGTGACCTTGCGGACGGAGCCGATACCGCCGCCAGCGGGATAGATGTCGGTCTTCGCCGTGCTGTAGCCCTCGAGCTCGAAGGTGCCCGTGGTGACGGCGCCGACGCGCACGATCTTGTTGGTCAGGCGGGACCAGCCCGAGGTGACTTCCACGAAGTCGCCCTGGGCGAGGCCGTGGCCGGCGGCGGTGGCGACGGCGATAGCGGCATTGCTGATCGCGGACACGGCGATGGGGTCGCCATAGCCGGCCGCGAGCGACACCAGCGCGCCGTTGGGAACGGAGACGGTCATTGTGTTTCCTTGGGGTGGGGATTTGCCGCACGCGCGGCGGGGTGCGCTAGCGCGCGGGGTTACGCGACGAAGTCCGCTCGGTACTGGAACGAGACCGGGGTCACGTAGGTCGAGCCATCGGGCGCGCCCTGCGCGGCCGTGACGGGGGTGATGACCTGCACGTTCAAGCCGCTCTTCGGCATGACCAGGTTCAGTGGGAACAGCGCGGCGATTTCGTCCGCGACAGCCTCGGCTTCGCCGGGGCCGATGTTGATCTTGGTGACGACATCCACCTGGTAGACGCCGCGGTAGGTGCGATGGGCGCCGGCAAGGTCCGAGCTCGTCGTTCCCGCAGGCAACAGCGTGCCGCGAAGATAGGCTCCATCGGGCGGATTGAAGGCCACGTTCTGCACGGCGATCTTCAGTGCCGGCGCGCGAGCGGCGGCCCACGCCAGCAATCGCGTCTCAATCGCGGCGCGGCAGATCTTGTTGCTCATTCCTTGATGCTCGCTGCGGCGCGCTCGACGAACGCCTGGAAGTCGGCGACCGAGACGCGCACCATGCCCTGGGGCGCCTGCACGCCAGAATGGCCGTACTCGACCGGAATGGCGTATGGCAGGGAATTCATGATCCAGATGTCCTCGACGCCATCGGCCGATGCTATGACCTGCGATCCGTTGGCGATGGTTGCTTGACCACCCTGATCACGGTCGACGACCGATACGTACGTCGGAGTGCCGAGAGAAACGGTCCAGTTGGCGCGGAGTCGGCCGCCGACGTATCCATCGGGTTTCACGATATCCATACCGTCGTGAAGCTTTTTGCCGGGCTTGAGGCGTCCCGCCTTGGTCAGGTTCGCAGGATCGGCACGGAGAGCGCTGTTATGCGCAGCGACATCGGCGTTGTAGTTCGCCGCCGATCGATTCACGGCCCAGAGGTCGGGATTTCCCACCGGGGTGCGCATGACCGTTGCCGTGAGCAAGTCGATGCTGACCTTGCGAACAACCGTCTTTGCCATCTCCGGCGCCTTCTTCGCGAAGGCCTGGAGCGAAAGGGCGAATTTGGACTCAGCCACGGATCTGCGCCGTGTAGAGAACAGCAACACCGGCGGGAGCCAGCGGCTTCACCGAGATCACGGTGCCGACGGCGTCAGCACCGGTATCGCTCTTGTAACGGAGCCGGTCGCCCTGCTCCACTTTCTGGGTCGGAGAGCAGAGAGCCTGCTTGTCGCCCTGCTTCACCAGCGTGCCGTCGATGTACTTCTGCTCGTAGTCGAAGACCGCCGCCACGGTGGGCAACGCGACCTCCGGAGGCGCCGTGGTGCCTGTTTCCGGGTTGTACACCGGATCGCCATCGCCGGCACGCAGCACCGAAGCTGCGGCGCCGAAGCGCTTGAGCAGCCGGACCGCGGTCGCAGCGGATCGGCCGTAGTTGAAATCGGTCATGCCCGGCTCACCCTGATCTGGCTGACGCCGCCGGAAAGCCACGGACCCACCAGGTTGTCGACGAAGGCGAAGCGCGGCGCCTGGCGCGCGCCCTGTGCATAGGTCACGCTGAGCGGCCCAACGACCTCCTGCGTGACCTGCGCATCCTCGTCGGGCATGAGGTCGCCCAGGAGCGATCGCAGAGCTAGCTCCGCATTGGCGCGGGCGATGACCTTGGGGATGGCATCGGAAGCTGTGCGCGGCCAGTCCAGCGCCTGCACGGAGGTGCTACGGCACCCCTTCCAGCGTTGCCCGTACTCGGCACCCATGTAGTCGGCGCCGTTGCGCAGCGCCGCTTCCTTGGCCGAGGCGTCGAGGGCAGCCCACTCCGCCTTGCCGCGCGCGGCGAAGTACGCGTCCGCGTCAGCTACGGCTATGTAGGCCTCAGCATCGGGTTTACCGGTGCCGTCCTCGACGATCAGGGCCATGGGTTAGGCGCCCTCGCCCGACTCGCCGCCTTCGCCTTCCTCGCCGCCCGACTCAGCCTTGACGGCCTCGTCGTACAAGCCCTGCAGCACCGCGCGGCTCGCGTTGCCACGGAATTCGATGTTGCGCTTGCGAAGCTCGTCCTTCAGCTGCGCGGCGGACAGTTCGCCCTCGCCCGACTCGCCGCCTTCGGCGCCAAACGGCACATGGAAGTCGGCATTGAAGTCCTCGGCGTTGATCAGGACAAAATCGCCCTGGTCATCGCCCCACGGCTTGACCTTCATCGTTTCCATCGTTGGTCCTCTGAAAAAGGAAGGGGCCGGCGAACCGACCCCTGTCCAATTAGCCCAGCAGCAGGCCGATGTGCTCCGACTTCACAGCCGACCAGCCCCACACGAGCGAGACTTCGTACTGCACCTGGCGATACTGCTTGTAGATCGCCACTTCGAACGACAGGCCGCTCACCGGGTCGGTGATGACCATGCGGTCCGACGCGCTGTCGCCGCCGTCCGGCAGGGCCGGCACACGGGTCGCCAGCGCAATCGCCGAGCGGGCGAACGCCAGGCTGCGCGTGCTCGCCGCGGCAACGGTGATGGCGGTCGCGGCGGCCGGGATCGCCTTGCGCAGGCCGGGAGCCGCCAGGGTGATCGTGCCGCCGTTCGAGGTGTCGGTATCACCCGACGCGACGACGTACTTGTTGGTGTCACCGGCGAAGGTGATCACGTCGCCAGCGACGATCGTGCCCGTGCCCGCCGAAGCAAGGGTGATCACGGTGGCGCCCACGGCGTAGCCGGTGGCGTTCGTGGTGGCACCCGCACCAGTGCCCGAGGCCGGGGTCTTGATCTGCGCCGACTCGCGGATGGCGAAACCATGCACGTCGAGCAGGACGCCACGACGGAGCAGGCTGTCGTCGTTCGACTCGTTCACCTTGGTCAGCTGGGTCAGCGTACGCATACCGGCACCGGCGGACGTGTCGACCACGAGCTGCAGGTCGCCCATCGGGGCGCCGTTATCGGCCAGGATCTTGCGCACCTGCGCGGTGTCGGACAGGTTCGTCGCGAACGGGGTGGTGCCCGGCGTGCCGTACGCACGCGAAGCCTTGGCGCAGAGCGCGGCACCATCGGCCTCGCACTCGTTGACGAGGGCGCGCATGGCCTGGGCGAACTGGTCACGCAGGATGACGTTGTACGAGGCGCCGTTGTTGTCGAGGCCGCGCTTCTCTTCGCCGTTCCAGCGAACCGGGACGCGACGCGCCTTCGTGATCGTCATATCGACCTTGCCGATATTCTGATCACCGTCGTTCGGGGGCGTAACCGCCGGGGTGATGTCCGTGGCGGTCGCGGCCGGGGCAACCGGCGAGGAGACGGTCTGATTGACCGCGGCACGCTCGTAGGTCATGTCGCTCGAGACGGCCGGGATGAGGCCGACCAGTTCGCGCGAAACGACGTCCAGGGCGTTATAGATGGTCGTGATGAGACCGGTGAGAGTGTTGCTCATGGGTTTCCTTGGGGCTTATTCGGTGATGTCGCCGCCAGAGCGCACGTAAGCCTGCCTTGCAGCGGGGTCCAGCGCGTCGAACTGGGTGCGCGACAGGGATTTCTTGCCGTTGCTGCCGCCGCCACCGCCGTTGCCTGCACCCGATCCCTTGGCGCCCGAGCCCTTCAGGATCTGGTCCTTGTAGGGATAGGCGTCAACGAGGGTGTCGATGGCTTCGTCGAAGTCGGCGAGCTCGCCCGGACGGGCGCGGGAGTAGATCTTGTTGCCGTGCGGGTCGTACGCGACGACCTTGCCGTCCTCGATCTTGAAGGCGTTGCCGAAGCGCGCCTGGACCATGTCGGCAGGGATCGCGAACTTTTCCGCGATGGTTTTGGAGCGGGAGAAGCTGCCGCCGATCTTCTCGGCGTAGAGCTGGCCTTCGAGGTCCGAGATGCGCGTGGCAGATTCGCCAAGCTTGGTCTCGTAGCCCTTGCTGATCTCGCTGCGGACCGTGTCGATCTCGCCGGCATCCACCAGCTTCTTCTGATCGAGCTTGGAGACGGTGTCGAGCGCCTTGATCGCAGCCGACGGATCGGTGATGCCATCAAACGCCTTGAGCTTCGTCTCGGCCGCCTCCTTGCCCTCACGATGCGACCGTGCCTCGCCGTTCAGGCGGGTGATCGTCGCGACCGTGGCGGGAGCATCGAATGCCACTTCCTTGCCGTCGTCGTGCACGTAGACGGGCTTTCCGTCTTGGAGCACTGCGTGACCTGCTTCGTCCAGCTTCAGTTTCAT